CCAACTTGTTGGTAAAGTCGCGCTCGGTTGCAGAGGAATTAATAAATGTGATGGCCTCAGAGGCTCTCGAGAGCGCGGTGTAGAGAGTTCGTTCGCAGCAGAGTGGGGTATTTGAGTCAATCAAAATTTGCACATGCCCTGCTGTCAACCCCTGGCAGGATGAGTACGTCATTGCCCTGTGGCCCATTTCCAGAAGGGCCTGTTGTTTAATAGTCGTTGGGCAAAGTACTGGTGACCCTGAGGTGATATTGGCTTTGACCTCAATGGGTGTTCGCGCCTCCAATTCGGAGTAGACCCCTAGCGCGTTCGCCACATCCTTGCGGTTCCTGTGAGTGGCGTTGATGTAAAACCTGGAATATTGCACGAAGTAGTCGATTCCAGGTAGGGTCGTTGATGAGGCGGCTTGTGAATTGGGTTCGTGGTGCACGGTCTGGCGTGGATCACCTGTAAGGATTATGGCTTGCACATTAGAGTGAGCATACAGGTAAGTCTCTATGTAGCCAGCAGGAAGTTTCCCATAATCGTCAAAAATGACGATCTGGCCCGCATTTTGTGCTAATGCCTTCTCAAAAGTTTTGAATCTTCTGTGATCAAGAGAGGGCACCTTCCTGGTCCAGTCAGTTCGGAGCTCATTGGTAGGGAGGACAATCGTAACCGTATTGTCGTCCTGGTCAAGTTCAGAGCACCACTCCTGTAGGAAGCGGCTCTTGCCCGAGCCGCCTGCACCGTGCACTACCACACCGACGATAGTGCGGTCGCCTGCCTCAGCTTTCAAGGACAGACCGTCCTTGAATTCTTGTGCCAGCGTCCTGTAAAACGCACCAACCCTTCCATTCTTAATATCTGATGCGTATGGCGCTGCTCTCGAGCTCAAAATGTGAATAGTAGTTGGCAGTCGTCTGTTCACGTTCAATCTTTTGGCGAGTCCCGCTGGCAAGGAATCAGTGGGGAGTAATGGCAAAGTTCTAGTGTCGGTGACCGGCACAATGAGTTCATCTTGTGGGTCAC